TAATGGTACAGATATTATCTCTTCTGGCTTGGTTAGTACTAAAGGATCAGCTGCAACTTTAGCAGCACAACCAGCTTATGGTTTACCATCAGCTGATGGAACATCTGGACAAGCATTAATTACTGATGGTTCAGGAGCCGTGACTTTTGGAGCAGCTGGAATATCAACAGGAAAAGCTATTGCAATGGCAATGATTTTCGGATAATAACAACAAAGGAATTAAATTATGGCAAACCCAAATATAGTAAATGTAACAGCAATCACAGCTGGAACATTAGGATGGAATCTACCTACAGGTGGACTGGTTAATTTAATAGATCCTGATTCTGGTTATGTTTTAAAAATTAATAGAATCGTGGTGGCAAATGTCGATGGAACAAGTGCAGCTGATGTTGATGTAGCAATTGTGACTAATATACAAACTATGCCAAACACAACAGTTACTGGCGCAGACGCAACAACTTATTTAGCAAAAACAATTTCAGTACCAGCAGATGCTTCTCTAGTAGTTTCTGATACTCCTATTTATTTAAGAGAAGGAGATAACCTTCAAGCTAATGCAAGTGCATCTGGAGATTTAGATCTTATAATCACATTTGAATTACTGACAGACGCATAGGAGGTTAAATTACTATGGCTGGAAATGGCGGAATAATTGGACCTACTAACGACCCCTTTTTTGGGGATCTAATAACTCAATTCACTGCACCTGGAAGTTTTACTGCAACCATTCCTCAAGGGGATGTTTTAGTTGTTGCTGGTGGAGCAGGTTCAGGAAATTGTGGATCAGGGGCAGGTGGAGCTATTTTTACACCAGCACACCCTTTACCCGGTAGTGCTGTTCCTGTAACAATTGGAGCTGGTGGAGTTGGAGTTCTTAATAGTGCTGATGGAAATGGTTCTCCTTCAACATTTGGTGCTGCTAGTCCTATAACTACTACTGGAGGTGGAAATGGAACAAGCTGGGGATATGCTGGTCATCCTGGAGGTTCCGGAGGAGGTGGTGGATATACTGACTCTGGATCTGGTCATCCTGGAGGAGCTGGTACAGCTGGTCAAGGTAATGCTGGAGGAACTGGATTTAGACCTTCCCCTCAATTTGGTTGTAGGGGAGCAGGAGGAGGAAAAGGAGCAGCAGGTGGAAATGCTACTCCTAGTCAATCAGGAGCTGGAGCAGTTGGTGTAGATTATGGACCAACTTTTGGATCACAATATGGAGATGGAGGTTATTTTGCAGGAGGCGGTTCTGCAGCAGCAGCTGGTTTAGCTGATGGAGATCCTGCAGGTGCAGGAGGAGGCGGTTCTGTTGGACTATTCCCAGTAGCAAATGGACAAGATAATACTGGAGGAGGAGCTGGAAATGTTGCAGGCGAACCCACATCACCAGGACAAATAGGAACTGGTGGATCTGGAGCAGTTCTTGTTAAAGAAAGTGGATTAGCTAGTGGTTCAGGTATTTGGACTCTGCAAGAAGTTTATACTTTTGTAAAAGCAGGAAATTGGAGTTAATTAATTATGGCACACTTTGCAAAATTAGATGAAAATAATATAGTTACACAAGTTATTACTTTTTCTAATGATGAAGTAAATGCTAATGGCGGAGATTTATCTATTGAAGCTGAAAACTTTGTTGCAGCTAGACATCCAGGAACTTGGAAACAAACTTCTTATAATAACAATTTTAGAAAACAATACTGTGGTATAGGTTTTACTTATGACTCAGTTAAAAATAAATTTATAGCATCAAATTCTTATGCTTCTTGGTCATTAGATGAAAATGATGATTGGAAAGCCCCTGTAGAGAAACCTACAGAAGAACAATGTAATTATACTTATAATAATAAGCCTTTCAAATATATATGGGCAAAGTGGGATGAAGACCTGCAAAAATGGACATCACTTCATGGTGATGATTCAGTGTATCAGTGGGATGGAACATCGTGGTCTCCAATTAATTAAGCAACTTAATTAAAAACTATATCTTTTCAATAATATATTATATACAAGTTATTGAAAGTAGATTAAGTGAATTTTAAAAATATATTCTGGTATTTTAATAAAGCTTTACCAAGTAAGCTTTGTGATGACATTATAAAACATGGTAATTCAAAAAAAGAAGAACTTGCCTTAACAGGAGCTCAAGGTGAGAAAAAAGAAAATCAATTAACTGAAAAAGAACTAATGGATCTTAAAAAGAAAAGAGATTCAAATATTGTTTGGTTAAATGATCAATGGATTTATAAAGAAATACACCCTTATGTTCAACAAGCTAATAAATCGGCCGGATGGAACTTTGAATGGGATTGGTCGGAATCATGTCAATTTACTAAATACAAATTAAATCAATACTATGGTTGGCATCAAGATGCGGGCACTGAACCTTACGAAGAAAAAGCAGGGAGTAATTTTACAGGTAAACTTAGAAAGTTATCTGTTTCCATTAATTTATCGGATGAAACAGAGTACGAAGGGGGAGATTTAGAATTTGATTCTAGCACTCCAGAAAAAATAAAAAATATTCTCACCCCTAATAATGGAAAATCAAAAGGAACAGTAGTTGTGTTCCCCTCTTATGTATGGCATAGGGTTAAACCTGTAACAAAAGGAACAAAATATAGCTTAGTTATTTGGTGTTGTGGAAAACCTTTTAAATAATGAAAACTTTAATTATAGATAATTGGTTAAATAAAGATTTAGTTAATTATTTAGAAAATTATTTTTTATACAATTTTCCCCATTACTACGGTCATAGATCTAATGAGGATGAGACAGAAAATTGTTTCTATAATTCTACTTTAAACCCAAACGATGCATTAAATAATTATTTGTTTGTTAAATTAAAAAGGACTTTAAATCTTAATTTAAAACTAGAAAGAATGTACATTAACATACAACATGAAAATATGAACGGGTCTTTTCACAGGGATGATGGAGACTTAACTTGTCTTTATATGGTAACTAAATCTTTAAAAGACTGCGGTTATCTTGAGATTAAAGATGAACAGAAAATAGATTTTATTCAAAATAGATTAGTGGCTTTTGATGCTCCCAAAAAACATATGGGTCATGCTCCTGATAAAGGAAACGTTAGAATAGCATTAGCATTTAAAACTAATGCTTTTTAAAAATTATAAAATTGATGATATTACTTATATAGAAAATTTAAAAAAAGAAGTTAAAAAAAATGTTAACTCTAATTTTTCTTATAAAACAAATGTTAAAGGTAAAATGACAGATTGGTCATATTTTAGTAATAAAAATAATATTTTTAAAAAAGTAGAAGATTTATTATTTGAATATAAAATTTATCAAGCATGGGGAACTATATTAAATAAAGGAGATTATGTAGTAGAACATGACCACAACTGTACTAACTTAACAAATTTTTATATTAATATAAGTGGTGTTATATATTTAACTGATGTAGGTCCTGGAACTTATTTTAAAGAATTTAATAAAACAATTAAACCTGAAATAGGAAAGATAATAATTTTTAATTCGGAGTATAGACATGCAGTAGAGAAATACGATAAAAATGAGGATAGAATAACAATGGGATTTAATGGAAGAAGAAAAGAAGCATATGAGTTTTAAAGATAAAAAATATATAATAATTAGATCAGCAATATCAAAAGAATTAACTGATTTTGTTTATAGTTATTTCTGTATGAAAAGAAAAGTTACAAGGTATTTATTTGATATTAATTATCTTTCCCCTTACAGGTCCGAATTTGGAACATGGACTGACGCTCAGATACCTAATACTTATTCTCATTATGCAGATATTGCTATGGAAACTTTGTTAGAAAAACTTCTGCCTTTAATGAAAAAAGAAACAGAGTTAGATTTAATACCAACGTATTCTTACGCACGACTTTATAAAAAAGGAGATGTTCTTAAAAGACATAAAGATAGATTTAGTTGTGAAATATCTACTACTTTAAATTTAGGAGGAGACCCTTGGTCGGTATACTTAGAACCTAATAAAAATGTAGGTGTACCTGGCGAAAATGGATTTACTGCTACAAGTGATAATCTAGGGATTAAAATAGAATTAAATTCGGGAGATATGTTAGCTTATTCTGGTTGTATATTAGAGCATTGGAGAGAACCATTTGAAGGTGAAAATTGTGCTCAGGTTTTTCTACATTATAATAATGCAGATACTCAAGGAGATAAATGGAAGTATGACCAGAGACCTTTTTTAGGTTTACCAGCTGATTTTAAAAATGAAAATAAATAATTTATTTCGATAATTTTCGTTTAAACCAAGCTATTTTTTTTGATAAAAGCTCGCTTTAAATCTGTTGATTATAGGTTAAATGTAGTATATTTCACTTTAAGAGAGTTATATGCTTCATAAAATTACATTAAAACCAGGATTAGATAAACAATCCTCAGATACAGGGGCCGAAGGAAAATGGGTTAATGCTGATTATGTCCGTTTTAGATACGGTTATCCAGAAAAAATAGGAGGATGGGAACAACTTGTCAGTACTTACCTTGTTGGAGCGGGCCGTGATCAACACACCTGGGTTGATCTAGCAGGCAATAAGTATGCCGCTATTGGTACTGATAAATGTCTTTATATTTATTTTGAAGGTGCAATTTATGATATCACTCCTTTAGATACTGCCCGTGAACAGGCGGCCGCTACCTTTACTTTTGATGGAACAACCACGGTTACCCTTACAACATCCACGACCCACGGAGCAGAAGCTGGGGATATTATTTTATTAGACGCTGTCACCTTACCTGGAGGAACAGGACTTACAGACGCAGATTTTGAAGATAAACTTTTTGAAGTTAAAAGTGTTCCTAGTTCTACTTCTTTTACTATTACTAATACTTCTTCAGGGGCTACAGCCACTGGTGGAAGTACTACAGTTAAATTCTATTATGTTGTTGGTCCCGTTAAACAAACTTATGGGTATGGTTGGGGTACTAATACTTGGTCTGGTCAAAATAACCCTGTTACTAGCAATACTTTAAATGGTCCATTAGGCAATGATAGTTTCGGAACGGGTGGATCTCCTTCAACCATTGTTACTCTTACTGATACTACAGGCTTTAGTGCTTCAGGAAAAATTTTAGTAGAGAGTGAACTTATTACCTATACAGGAATTACAGGTAATAACTTAACGGGAATTACTAGAGGAACTAATGGAACTCCTACGGCATCACATATTACTGGATCAACAGTTTATGATGCAACCAACTGGGTTGGATGGGGCAGTGCTAGTACTTCATCAAATATTGTAATCGAACCTGGTCAATGGAGACTTATTAACTATGGTGAAAATTTAATCGCCCTTATCCATAATAAAAGAATGTTTCAATGGGAACCTTCTATCCCTAATTTAACTGTAAGAGCTGCTGCTATAACTGGAACGGAAGTTCCCACAGAATCACGAGATCTCGTATTATCTACACCCGATCGTCATTTAGTTGCAATCGGAACAGAACTTACATTACAAGGAGGAGACCAAGATAACATGTTTGTTAGATGGTCTGACCAAAACTCAACAACAAGTTGGACTCCAACTAAAAATAATACAGCTGGGAGCCAGAAACTTTCAGATGGATCTAAATTAATGGGGGGTATTGTAGGAAAAACCGCAGTATATTTATGGTCCGATACAGCTATGTATACCATGAAATTTATTGGACCTCCTCTTACCTTTGGTTTCCAACAAGTAGGAACTAACTGTGGGATGTCGAGTCAGCATGCCGCTGCAGAAGTAGACGGTATTGCTTACTGGATGGGTCCTACAGGATTTTATAGATTTAATGGTGGCCGCGTAGAATTAATGCAGTGTTTAGTTGAAGATTATGTTTTTG